CCGAGCGCGAGGAGATCGTCGAACGTCGTGATCGTCGTCATGTCAGGAGGTCCCTGTGAGTTGGAACGAGCAGGAGCCGGAAGAAAACTCTCCCTTCCTGCCGGAGTGACTCCAGCGGGTGAGGATCGCCTCTCCGGAGTAAGTGTTCCCGGGGGCCGAGAACGTGAGCAGTCCGCGCATGCCGACATCCTGGATCGAGAACGAAGGCGGCCCCCAGAACTGGAAGGCCGCCGTCGCCGATTCGACCGAGGTGCAGTCCCATTCCTTGACGACCCGCGAGGACATTCCGTAGCCGACCACCTGGCTGTTGCCGTGAGTGACGTCCTGGAGTTGACCCGCCTGCGCCTCCGAGTCAAACCCGGTCAGCGCGCCGATCTGGACGCCGGCGAATGTGACGATGCACGGATGGGAACTTGGGGGCAGGGGCACGGATCACCCCCGGATCAGCTCAGGACCTGCTCGAACGTGGCCGAGCCCTCGACGAACGCGCCGGTCTTCCAGCTGATGCTCGACGCCGTGCAGCGGTAGGTGCCGCTGCCGCCGGTCGTGGTGAGCGTGCCCTCGGCGCCAGCGGCCGGCCCGTCGGAGCTGCCGTGGGCGCGGAATTGAATCGTGAACTTGAGCGGGTCCGCAGGCTCCTTGAGCGGGGCATTCGCGTAGACCTTCTCGCTCCCGTCGGCAAGGTCGAGCGTCGAGAGGTCGACCCGCTCGCGGCTCGGGGCCGAGCCCTCGTGCGAGATGTCGATGCACTTGAAGGTTTCGCCGGCGAAGGAGAACGTCGTCCCCTGCGAGCTGATGAAGGTCACGGGATCGGGCATGGTTTACTCCTCCCAGGTGATCGCGTAGGTCTGTTCGACGATGTAGGTCGGGACGTCGCGGCCTTCGAGGAACACCGCGTCGCCGTCCTGCTGGCCGGTGATCGTCGTCTCGTGAATCTTCAAGTCGCCGACGAGGCCGGTAAAGTTTCGGAGCGCGGCCCGGATCAGCCGGGCGAGCTGCTTCGCCTGGAGGTAGCCGTCGGCGCAGATCGACACGGAAAACGTGCCCTGGACCAGGGTCGAGGAGCCGAATCCCTCGTCGAGCGTCTGGAGGTCCTCCTGCCCTGCCTGGCCGTACATGACGAACGGCGGCAGGACGCCCTCCGGCACCGCCAGCGGGTAGGCCGGGCACCCGGCCGCGTCCTCGATCGCGTCGCGGAGCCAGCCCTCGGCATAGTTCGTGGGGATCGGCATCGGTTCACCTCTTGCGGCGGAAGCCGGGGGCGCCGCCCGGGTTCTTCCCGGCGGCCAATTCGACACAGGCCCGATCGAGGGCCTTCCTCATCTCGCCGACGAGCATCTTCGACGCCGGCTGTTTCACCTGGGCGTAGGTCCGCTCCATGATCTTTCGCGGCTCGATCTGGGCGGTCCCAAACTCCAGCCAGATCGCCTTCCGGCTCTCGGTGCCGTACTTGTAGCCCAGCCTGCCGATCACGAATCCGTCGCGGTTCTTGCCGATGTACTTGGAATTCACGGTCGCCGCCCGGCGGAGGTTTCCGGCGATGTTCCGGATCTTGCCGGAGCCCTTCGTGAACCGGCCGCGCGTGTCGCGGGTCACCGCCGACGCGCGGAGCGTCTTCTTTCGCTTCGGGGTGTTTTTCCGCAGGACCGGGACGCCGGTCTTGAGCGCTCGTTTCATCGCGGCGCCGAGATGCTTCTTCGCGATGTGCCGCGGCAGCTCGTCATAGCGGGACATGATCGCCCCCACCTCGCCAGACATACCCCGCCAGTTGAGCGCGATCATGTGGCCTGTTCCTCGACGGTCAGCTCGTGTTCCTCGCGGGCGCCCTTCTCGACGACCGCGGAGATGTAGAGGATCCGGTCCGCGCGGCTCACCCACCGCAGCCGCCAGTTGCCGCGGAGGCCCTCGACGTAGCGGATCCGGACGGTCGCCTGGGTCGAGCCGCCGATCTGGCCGCGCCGCTGCTGCTCCGAGTAGCTCACCGCCTCATAGGAGCCGTAAACGCGGCCGACCTCGCTCCACGCCTGGACGCTCTCGCCGAGGGCGTTCCGGGTCTCGGTCGGCGATTCGATCGCGAACACCTCGCGGAGCAGTCCGGACGGGAGACCCATGTCACCATCCCCCATCGTGGGATTCGCTGGCGAGCAGGGCCTCGAAGGCCTGCGGCAGCTCGGCCGCCGTGTCCTCCGCCAGGACGCCGCGGTTCTTGAACAGATGCTCGACGTACATCAGCAGGGCCGCGCGGAGCTGCGGGGCGACGGGCGTCCCCGGGGCCACGCCCCCCCAGTAGGTCGCGACGACCTTCCCGGCCACGCCGGTCGGGAGTTTCACCGTCGCCGGCATCGCGTCGGCGTCGACCTCGAGGTCGCCGGCCGCCACGGCCACGCCGTCCACCGAGACGGCGAGCGGGTAGGTCTCATTCATGAGCAGGGGCGGGGCTGGGAGCGTCAGGACCGGCGGGGCCGTCGCCCAGGTCGCCCGGTACTGGGTCGCGACGAGCGTCTGGCCGAGCCGCCGCTCGATCAGCCGGCGACCGGCGGCGATCTTCCCAAGGAGGAGCGTATCGTGGTCGGCCTGGTCGGGCATCAGGCCGACCTGGGCCTTCGCCTCGACGAGGCTCACGGGCTCGATTACCGGCCACTGGATCACGCGGAGGGTGTCTGGTTTCATGCCTGGTTCACCGAGTGGATGTAGTTCGGCTGGGCCGTCGTCAGCGTCACGGTGCCCCCGAGGAAGAGGTCGGCATAGACCATGCCTCCGATCACGTTTTCGTGCCAGCACTCCAGCCGGAACGAACGCGGGTAGACGATGAAGCGGTTGTCGAAGTCGAGGCCAGAAAGCCCGTAGAACGTGGCCGGCGTAAACGTCAGCGTCACCACCCGCCGGCCGGAGCCGTCGGTCGTGATCGTCTTCGGAATGGCGATTGAATAGAAGGGCTCGCCGACCTGGAAAGCTGGCGGATTGTTGTTCATCGCGGAGGCTTCGGCGTAACAGCTCCAGCCTGAGTAGTTCAGGCCGGCGACGAACGTCACGGTCACGACAACGCTCGCGCCGTTGCGGACGAGGTCCACCTTCGCCGACCCCATGCCGCGGAGCGGCGTGACGATCAGGTTCTTCGCGGCGGTGTTCGGCTGGGCCGGGATCGGCACGGGTCACCTCGTTTCGATCACGACCGACTCGACCGCCCGCTCGACATCGAGGCCCGGGATCCGCGGGGCGGCCTTCACCGGCTCCGCGACGCCGGCCTCGACGAGCGTCTTCGCCAGCCCGGCCGTCGCCTGGATTACCTCGCCGCGGCGGTAGCCGCGGTAGTTCCTGGTCAGGCGGAGGGGCTCGGTCTGCATGGGGCCTCCGGATACGGGGCGGCCCGGGGGCTGGCATCCCTGCCGGCCCCCGGGCCTGGTTTGCACTCACGCGGTCAGGTTCAGGACGCAGCCTTCGCCAGCCGGCCGACGAACTCGGGGGCGTGGTTCGCCACGCCGAACCGGGTGTTCGCGACGTAGAGGACCTGGCGGTTCCGCATCAGGATCTCGCGGCCCTCCAGGCCGCCGTCCTTCACGCCGACAGCCGAAGCCATCATGAAATCGCCGTACAGGGCGAGCGTCGTCGAGGGCAGGCCCTTGACGAGGTACACCGGGGCACCGAAGACAGTCGGCACGATCCGCCCGCCGCCCACGGTCGTGGTCGTCTGCTGGGCCGACCAGAGCTTCATGAGGTCCACCCAGCCGGCCTTCGACACCACCCACGAGGCGGTGCCCATCACGGTCTCGTCCACCTTGCCGACGACGTCGGCAAGATTGTTGAGGGTCGTCGCGGCCGATGCCCCGACGGTGATGGTGTTCCCGGCGGCCACGGCGGCCGCGAGGCCGGTGATCGACGGGCTGGAAGCGTTGCCGCCCAGCCAGACCGCGTCGAACTTCTGGGCGTAGGCCAGGGCGAACCGCTCGGCCACGAGGCCGGCGACGTCGATCGGGCTGTCCTCGAGGAGGGCCCGCGAGACGGCGCACGAGGCCCGCATCTCGTAGAGCGTCAGGTCCGCGATGCTCGTCGCCAGATCCTGATCCGTGGTCGCCGTCCCTTCGGCCACGAACGACGCGGTCGCGTCGCCGACCTTCGGGAACGAGATCTTCGCCCCACGCGGAGTGACGACGGTCGCGAGCTGGAGGGCGACCGAGCTGTACTGGAGCCGGTTCACGATCGCCGCGAACAGCTCGCCGATGACGTACTCGGCCCCCTTCGCGTCATAGGTCGTGCTCGTCTCGCCCATCGCCCGGACCTCGCCGGTGAAGAGCTGGCGGAGGTAGCCGCCGACCAGAGCCGCGGCCTTGACCGAGGAGAACGCCCGGACGCCGGAGCGGATGTCCGACCGGGGCGCCGGCTCGTCGGCCTTCGGCTCATCGCCGCGGGGCTCGGAGTCGCTGGTCCGGACGGCCCGCAGCGCGGCGAGCTTGTCGTCGAGGGCCCGCTCGCCCTTCGCCTCGGCTGCGATCTCGCCGGCCCGGTTCGACAGGGCGGCGAGCCGCTCCTCGATCCGCTTCTTCGACGCTCGCGAGAATGCCAGCCGGCACCACCCCCGGAAAAGTTTCGGCTGTCCTACGGTAGGACGAATTCAGCGAGGGCAGTTGCCGCTGGTGCACCGCGCCGCCTTGCAGGTGCAGCCCGGCGAGCATTCGCAGGGGATCTCGATCCGGCCGTCGGGCTTGATCTTGCCGTTCGTGCAGCCGCACCGGCATCCGGTCGGCTTCGGCTTAGGGCCGGGGGCCGGCGGCGGAGCCGGGGGCGCCGGCGGCGCGGCGTCCACCGCGAGGCTCGCCCGTGCGGCGGCCACCGCGGCGGCGGCCTTCGGGGCCTCCGCGTCGATCGCGGTCGTGTCGGCCGAGAGCCAGACGAGCCACGCGAGGAGCGCTTTCCAGATTCCAGAAAACATCACCACCCCCTGCCATGCTCGAGGACCTGGTGCCCGTCGTCCCCGACGCGGGCCCGGACGGTCTGGTACTCGGCCGCCTCGGCCGGCGGTCCGTCGGCCACGAGCGCCACCCAGAGGAACGTCTTCGCGAGCCGCGCGATAACCCGCAGGACGGGCCGGTCGGGCTGGGGCGAGAACGGGCTCGGGATGAACGGTGCCGGCGAGAACGGCCCACGGGCCGGGGCCGAGAACCAGAACAGAAACAGGACCGCGGCCGCCGCGTAGATCGCGTGCCGCTTCGTGAACGTGACGGTCATCGGCCAGCCTCCGGCGCGGGGGTCATCCAATTCCCGTGGTGCAGGTCGCGCCAGCCGAAGCCGGCGATCGACCCGACCGCGAACGAATCCTCCTGGGCGAGCATCCGCTCCACGACTCGCCGCTCGACCCAGAACGAGCCGTCG